TTTGCTCCTGAACCAGATTCAGCTTACACGGCTGAGATTGTTTATATGGAGGGTGTGCCTGACCTTTCTGATAGCAACACAACTAATATTATTTTAACACGTCACCCTGACGCATATCTCTATGGCGCTTTAGCTGCTGCTAGTGTATATTTGATGGATGACCAAAAAACGACTGTGTATGAGCAGTTGTTTACACGGGCTATTGATGAAGTTAAGCGCGAAGAAGAGAGAAGCAAACAAGCTGGGTCTGCTCTTCAAATGAAATCTGACTATGGAGAACTAACATGAGCGCAATGAGTGATTATCTGGAAGATGCCTTCCTTGACCATTTTCTAGGCACGACTAGCACGACTGCTCCGTCTGCTGTTTATATTGGGTTGCACACTGCTGACCCAACTGATGCTGGCACTGGCGCTGAAGTAAGCGGTAACGGCTACGCACGTCAGTCAATGGCGTTTGCTGCATCTTCATCAGGCACAGCATCCAACAGTGCTGCTGTTGAGTTTCCTGCTGCATCTGGTGGTAACTGGGGTACGATTACGCATATTGGTATTTATGATGCTTCGTCCTCTGGCAACCTGCTGTTTCACGCAGCATTGACGGCTTCCAAGACAATCAATGATGGTGACATCTTTAAGGTAGCAGCTTCAGGCGTTGACATCACGGCGGCCTAGTTATGGCTGACATCGTAGGGCCAACACTTGAGCAGCTTGATAACTGGGGTCATTTAGAGCAAATACCCAATCAGCCGCTCGATGCTGCGTTTTGGAATACGCTTGCTCTGCGCGAGGGTGAGTCAACCCCGTCTGCATCTGCCTCTGTATCTGCTGATGGCTTTGGTATTTTCGATGGCGCAGCCGCAGCATCTACAGCATCTACTGTAACCTCTGAAGGCATACGCATACAGCTTGGCGCGAGTAACATAAATGTTACCAGCACTGTTGCCGCTGATGGTATTCGCATCCAGTTTGGTGCGTCTGCGCTTGCTGGGCCGTCTACAATGTCGGCAGAGGGTGTGCGTATCGTTATTGGCGCTGCCCAGCCATCAACAGCCGCCACAGCAACAGCGGAAGCTATTAGAGTTGTAATTGGCACATCCACTCCCTCTGCAAGTGTTTCTGTATCTGCCGAAGCCTTTACAGTTAAATTGGGTTCTGCCTCCTTATCTGCATCCTCAACAATTACATCTTCTGGCATTAGAATTCAGTTTGGTGAAAGCCTTGTAAGTTCATCATGTTCTATTTTTTCTGAGGCTATTAGGATTCAATTCGGAGAATCCAGTGTTGAGGCGTTTGCCACCATTCCAGATGCCACTGCAAACTTTGAGGTTTTTGCAACATCCGCTCCGCAAACCTCGGTTACAATAGATTTAGACGTAGAAAAACTAGGCGAATTGTGGGGTGTTATTGCAGACGAAGGTGAGGTATGGTCTGAGGTAGCAGAACAGAACGAAACATGGACAGAGGTGTCTGCTGAAGGAGAAAGTTGGGCACCTGTTTCTGCTGGCTCTGAAACTTGGACAACTATATCTGCTGGAAACGAAAGTTGGTTTGAACAATGATTAAGCTAGGACAATTTTTACCTGACCAGCCACCTTATCAAAATGCTGGCGCAACTGTTGCAACAAACGTAGTTCCAGCAGCTAATGGCTACACTAGCCTTGCGGATGTTTTGCCCATTTCTGGTGCAGCAAACAAATTTATTCGAGGTATGTTTGCAGCTAAAGATGACTCTGCATCATCTGCAATTTATGTCGGAGACGAAAACTCTCTTTATAAATTTGACGCTACGGACTCCAGCTTAAATGATATTTCTAAAACATCTGACGCATCTTACACAACTGGTGATGGTTACTCTTGGCGCTTTGTTCAGTTCGGGGAAGCCGTAATTGCAACCAACTACAGCGACCCAATACAAACAATAACCGCCGCTGGTGGTGGTCGTTTTGCTGACTTGGCTGGGACTCCGCCGAAAGCAAAATTTATTGCGGTTGTGCGTGACTTTGTAATGTGTGGTTACACTAACGATAGCACTGATGGAGAAAAGCCTTATCGTGTTCGCTGGTCTGGCATTGGTGATTATGATAGCTGGGCTGTAAGCGCAAACACACAGGCTGACTTTCAAGACATTTCAGACATGGGTGCGGTGACTGGACTTGTCGGAGGAGAATATGCAACTATTTTAATGGAGAAGGGTATTGTACGAGCGCAATATGTTGGCTCTCCGCTTGTGTTTGAATTTGACAAGGTTCAACTACAGCGCGGTTGTAAGATTTCTGGTTCAGTTGCCTCTGTTGGTCGCAATGTATTTTATCTTTCTGATGATGGCTTTTATGTATTTGATGGTCAGTCTTCCAAACCTATTGGCGCGGAAAAGATAAACAGATATTTTTTGAAGAGGTTTCAGTCAAATAACTCTGCTCGAATGAGCGCCGTTGTTGACCCCTCTCGTCAGATTGTTGTCTGGTCTTATCCTAGTGTTGACTCTGGGGATGGCTCACCTGATGAGTTGATTATTTATAACTATGCAACGGATAGCTGGAGTACTGCTAACATTGGCTTGGATGCTATGGCTTCCTTATTCACTGCTGGTTATACTCTTGAAGGTCTTGCTACTATTTCTAGCAATCTGGACACTCTCCCTAGCTCACTTGACTCAGCGGTTTACAAGGGCGGAGAGTTTTTCTTTGCTGGTGCAAAGGATAAAAAGATTCAGACATTCACTGGTGAAAATCTTGATGCTATTGTGGAGACTGGCGAGTTTGATTTGCAGGCGGGTCGTAGCTCCCTTGTCAATAATATTATTCCGTATGTTGAAAATAGTAGCGGCACAACTGCTACAATTACTGCACAGGTTGCTTCTCGTGACTCTAACAATTCTGAGGTTAGCTTTGGTGCGGCTTCGACGCTGAACAATGATAACTTCTGTCCAGTGCGCTCATCTGGTCGCTTTCATCGTGTACGTTTAAACTTAAGCGGAAACTGGACAAATGTGCAGGGTGTTGATGTTGACGGTCAAATTAGAGGCCGCCGCTAATGGCTAATCAGTTCCGCAATCTTCCTAAAGAGGGTGGTTCACCGCGTCAGATTTCTGAAGTGGTGAACAACATTATGGAGGGTAAGATTAACTCTACGGGTGAGTTTACATTAACATCTGGAACTACAGAACTGACAGTGAATGACCGAAGGGCCAGTGTAAATAGCATAATATTATTAGTTGCTCTTGGCGGTGACGGAAGCCACAATCATCCGTGGATTAAGAGCCGCAGCAATGGTAGCTTTGTTGTTGGCTCTGGAAACAACGGACAGAACCATGATTTTGGTTACGTTATTATAGGGTAGGGGGAAGATTATGGCAGAATTAAGCCAGAAGGATTACGCAAGAATTGGGTTTGAGGATTTTTTATCTTCCTCTGACAAAGATTTTCCGTTTGAGTTTGATGACATATGGCTTTTCCTTGAGCAGAAGAGGGCTAGGGAAAGTTGGCAAGAGAAGATACTAGAGTTTAAGGATGAGATAGGCTCTCACGAAAAAAGTTTAGGGCCGAACATGCTTCCAGTTACTATGCCCGTTGAGCATAGCTTTACAGAGAAGCAGTACATAAGAGAGTTTAGAGCGCCAGCAAACCACACCATTGTCAGCAAAATCCACAATACAAATTACCCGTTAATTTTACTTGAAGGGGATGTGACAATAGTGGAAAGTGGTGCTATAAAAAGAGTGCAAGCGCCCTTTTTCTCCATAACGGAGGTCGGGACTATGAGGGCGGTTATTGTTCACGAAGACTGTTATTTTATTACAGTCCACCCGTCAGAGGCCACAAATATTGTTGATGCTGAAGAAGAGATTTTTGCAAAAACATTCGAGGACGTAAACGTAGTTCCAAAAGATTGTTCCTCTATAGAAAAGTTTATTGAGCAGGTAAGGAATATAAAATGAGCGGAGCATGGACAGCGGCAGGAATGGTTGCCTCGTCAGCAATAGGCGCTAACGCTTCAGGCGGAGCTAGTCAGGTTGGGACATCTGTCCAAAAAACTACTCCACCAGACTACATTGCTAGTGAGTATGGTGCGCTTGCAAATCAAATTCAAGATATTAGGCAGAGAGGTCTTCTTGAGGACATCCAAACCTTATCTCCTTATGAGCGCGCGCTTGTAGACAAGGGCATGGCTCGTGCCGCTGCTGCTGACCCGTTTCAGGCTGCTGGTGAACGTGCCGTATCTGGGCTTCTTGGGGGCGGTGGTCTTCTCGATGAGGCGGCTCAAATGTATCGAGGCACAACTGGCTCAACAATGCAATCCCCAGAGTTTCTGGCAGCAAGTCAACGTGCGGTTGAGCAGGCGATGCGTCCTGTCACATCTCAGTTTGCTGCTGGTGGTCGCTTGGGTAGTAGGGCATTTGCCGACGCATTAGCTGATGCGAGTTTTGGGGCTATGTCTCCTCTGGCCTTGCAGGCTAGGCAACAGGACATATCGGCAGACCTGTCTAGGGCTTCTGGTCTTGGTAGTCTTGCTGGTCAACGCACTAGCGATATTGGCGCGGGCCTCACAGGTGCTTCTGCTGTTGGGGCTATGCCCTTTGAAAACATCCAGCGCGGTCTTGGCCTCGGCGGTCTATTGAGCGGAGAGGAGTATGCGCTTCGACAAGCTCCCGTCACTGCAACGCAAAGGCTTTCTGATATTGTTCGAGGCTCTACTGTCGGCAGTAATGTAACTCAACCACTATATGCTCCTTCATCAGGCAGCTTGGCTGGCGGTGCTTTGATGGCATCAGCCCCTCAGCTTGGTAAGGCATTTGGCAATTATATGGACAACAGGTCTGACATACCCGAAGCGTCATATAATACAGGCATTGATTTAGGCGGGTCTTCTGCGTTCTCAGTACCTGTGCCAGACTTTAGTGATTTATATTTTGGTGAAAATTAAAATGGCTATTGACCCTAGAATGTTGCGGAACTTGAATCTGCCCTCCCTTGAGAATCTTCAAGCTCGAATGAATCCGCTTGAGCAAAGTGTTGCCCCGCAGGGTTTACTCCCTTCTAATCAAGGAGTTGGCTCTGGGCTTCTTGGTGGAGTTCAAAGGTTTGCTGGTCGTGTTGGTGAAGCTGTAGCACCTGTAGTACCTCAAGCCGCTAGGAATATTGCCGACATGGCTCGATTTACTGCCATGCAAAGGGCTAGTATGCCATCTTTGGTGACGGCTCAAGACTTAGATAAATTACGCCCCATTGACCCTGTTGCCATTGCCGCTCAGTTGCCAACTCTTCGCGCCGCTGAAGAAGAAGCTGTGCAAAAGCCTATGCTTGATGCGCTGAAAGCTCAAGCTGATTTGGCTAGGGCAAGTGGTTCAGGGAGAGTCGGAACTAGATACAAGTACCCCTCTCTTTATGTAAATAAAGATAATCCAGACGATTTCATTCGCACACTCACTGACACTCAGACCCAAGAGGTCGTTGACCAAGCGACATTTAAGCCAATCGACACATCAATTTATGTCCCGTCAAGTTTAGGTATTATGGGCAAAGGGGTTGCTTCTCGCGTAGACCTAAGAAAAGAGTATGCAGAACTAAACAAAACCGCTGGGCAGTTTAAGAATGTTCAAAAGTTTTTTGATAAACTTCCAGACCTTGAAAAGGGATTTGCTGGTAAAATGCAAACATGGTCAGGTAATATTAAAACACTCTTTGGGGCCGATTTGTCCCCACAAGAAGCTGCAAGGCGACTGGCTCAAGGTGAACAACAAGGCCTTCTGGGTATGTTTAGGGAGCAGGTTGTCGGTGGTGGCGTGATGACAGAACAAGATGCCCGCCGCGTTATGGAGCGACTTGGTAACTCTTTGGGTGATTGGACGACAGACCCAAGCATCGTTGCTCGCGCTGTTCAATCGGTGATGGAAGAGAAGTACCAAACTTATACTGGTGATTCTCAGTTTTACGGCTCTTCTCGTTCCGACTTTAGAGGTGCGCCAGAACATAAAACAGTTTTAATGCCTACATTTGAGTTGCCCCAGTCTTTTGTTGATGCGGGTCTTAGTGAGGATGATTGGGCCGAGACTCCATATGAAGAGCGTCTAACTTGGCGCGGATTAAATTAGGTTTTGTTATGTCATCTATAGAAGAACTTAAAAAGAAGGCTTTGGAGCGCAGAAAAAAGAAGACGCAAGAAGATGATTCATCATCTACTGTTTCTGACATAGCGCGGGCTGCTGGACAGGGATTAACCTTTGGGTTTGGCGATGAGCTTGTTGCCTTGGCTAAATCTCTTGGTGGTAAAACATATGAAGAGGCTCTTGCTGAAGAGCGTCAGGCTTTAGAACGTTTTAGGGAAGAGTCGCCTCAGTACGCTTATCCAATCGAGATAGCAGCCTCCATTCCTACATCACTTTTAGGTGTTGGTCTTTTGGGGCGTGGAACGCAAGCCGCAGGAAGGCTTATTCCTGCTGCGATGAAAACAACTCCTAAAGCTGCATCTGCCGCTGCACAAACTGCTGGAAAAATCATTCCTTCAGGTGCTAGGCCAGCGGTTTCTCGCGTTGCACAAACTGCTGGAAAGGTTATGCCTTCAGCGACTACTGCCAAAGCGGCGGGAGCTGCTGCTGCTGAAGGTGCTTTATACGGCGCAGGTGCTGCTGAAGAGGGCCAGCGTTTAGCTGGCGCTGGTGTCGGCGGCGGGCTGGGTGGGGTGCTTGGTGGTGCTGTTGGTGCTGCACTTCCCAGAGTTTCTAAACAGGCTAAAAAGTTAATTGAAGAGGGTGTTCCCGTTACGGCGGGTCAAGCAATGGGCGGTATTCCTAGGGGTGTTGAAACGGCTATGGGTGCTATTCCTGTTGTTAGGGAGTTTGTTGAACAAGCTAGGGCCAGAGCTATATCTGGCTTTACAGGAGCAACAATGAATAGAGCTTTGCAGCCTATAGGTAGGTCTATCCCAGATATTAAAGAAATGGGCGGCACTCAGGCTTACGACAAAGCACTAGATATTATTTCAGAAGAGTATGAGAGGGTTATTCCTTCTTTGAGTGTTGGCTCTGCTGAAGAAATGGCTCAGGCAGTTCAAAAAGGAATTGCACAAGCTGTTGATGTCCAGCCCACCCTTTATGGAAAAGACTTAAAAGAGTTTAGTGACCTTGTTGGAAATATTTTTTCTAAGATGCCTAAATCTGGCAAGGTAGATGGCAGGGTTCTTAAAGAAATTGAGTCACGATTAGGCTCTGCTGCAAGAACAAAAATAAAAACTGGTCGCCCAGATGTTGCTTTTGCCTTAAATGATGTTAAAGCTGCTTTTAGGCAAGAGTTATCCCGTCAAGACAATAGTGGCTCTAAAGCTCTTGCTAATGTAAATGAAGCCTACAAACGCATTCTTCCTATTGAGAAGTCTGTAAATAAGGCCATTGCAGAGGGTGGCGACTATACTCCCAAGCAGCTTATGCAGTCTATGAGGCAGCAAGACCCAAGAAAAGCTGCTAGAGGAAAATTGCCAGACCAAGAATTTGCTCAAGCGGCGCAAGAGGTTTTAGGCAGACGTAGAGGAGAGGGTGCTTTGGTTGCTCCATTGACGGGACTAACTGTTGGTCAGCAAGCTCTTTCTGGTAATTTAGGGCCTCTTTATCAGCTTTTAGGTACAGCAGGAGTTGCTGCGCCTATGTACTCTCGCGCTGGAGTTCCAATTACTCGTGGTTTGTTGTCTGGCGCAGGTGGCGCTGCAAGGTCAGTAGTGCCAGCAGCAAGTGGGTTAATATCTGGCGGCCTTTTAGGACAGGAATAAATCATGGCTAAGAATAGTATTAGAGATTATGCAAACACTGCCGCATCTAACACGGATGTGCAGGGTCAAAACATTGACGAGGGCTGTAGTCCTGCTGGCATTAACAACGCCATCCGCGAGGTTATGGCTGACTTGGCTGATGTCAATGACGGCACTGTCTCTCTTGTCTCTCCCGACTTTAACAGCGCCACGCTAGGTGTATATCCAGATGCGGGTCGCTCTATTGACGCTTTTCCGTCTGGCACAAAGATGTTGTTCCAACAGACTGCTGCACCGACTGGTTGGACAAAAGACACTACGCACAACGACAAAGCTCTGCGCGTTGTAAGCGGCACTGTAGGCAGTGGCGGCACGAGCGCATTTAGCACAGCCTTTGATAGCTACACTCCTGCTGGCAGCGTATCTGTTACGGTTGCTGAACACACGCTGCTGCTTACTCAAATCCCATCACACTCGCATGATATTGAGGTTGCAGGCACTGCGACAAGCAGCACTAGAAACAGGATTGCTTACACAAATAGAAGCGAAACAAGTTTCATCGGAACTGAGACCGCTGGCGGTGGGCTAGGACACGGACACCCCAACTCAACTGGCTCATTTACGGGTACTGCTTCAACACAGTTTGATGTGCAGTATGTTGACCTTATCATTGCCACGAAGAGCTAAGTTATGAAGTTGGAGGTCAAGCATAACTGCCCACTCAATAACTTTGAGCCTTGCAAGCAAATGGACTGCGCTTGGTTTATCGAGATTCGTGGGATGCACCCGCAGACAGGAGAAGAGATGTCTGAGTGGGGTTGCTCTATGGCTATGCTGCCTGTGCTGATGATTGAGAATGGTAGGCAGACATCACATGCTGGAGCGGCTATTGAGAGTTTCCGCAATGAGATGGTGAAGGCTAACGAACTAAATACTGAGATTATGGCTGCTGCCGTTGAGGGGCGTAATCCAAAGCTGATTGAGGGCTGATATGACCAAATCAAATATCACTGAATACGACAATACAGCCGCTAATAATACCGACGTTCAGGATGTGCCTCTGGGGGAAAACCAGATGTATCCGTCTAACGTGAACAATGCGTTCCGTGAGATTATGGCTGACCTTGCAGACGTTAATGACGGAACTGTCGCCCTAACCAGCCCCGCCGCTGGTTCTATAAACATTACTGGAAATGTTACTGTCGGCGGCACTGTTGACGGGCGTGACGTTGCCGCTGATGGGTCTAAACTGGACGGCGTTGAGGCTTCTGCTGACGTAACTGATGAAAATAATGTCGGCGCTGCATTGACTGCATTTTCTACTGGGACTGACGCTATCAGCACAGACCTTGTTCCATATTACGATGTGAGTTCTGGGGCGTGGGAAAAGTCAACAATATCAAATCTTTCTCTTGTTGGCCCGACTGGTCCTACTGGGCCTGCTGGTACTGCTGGTCCTGCTGGTACTGCTGGTCCTGCTGGTCCTACTGGGCCGACTGGTTCTACTGGTCCGACTGGTTCTACTGGTCCGACTGGCCCTGCTGGGGTAGACGGGGATGATGGTGCTGCTGGGCCTACTGGCCCTACTGGTCCGACAGGTCCTACTGGTCCGACAGGTCCTACTGGTCCTGCTGGTGAGTTGTCTGGCAATGTCGAGATGACTGGCACGTTGGATATGAACAACTACGACATTAACGGGGTTGACCAGATTTTTCATCACGGCGATACGAACACATATATCCAATTTCACGCCTCAGACCAATTTAGGGTTGTCACGGGTGGGACTGAACGCCTCGAGGTAAACAATAGTCGAATCACAGGTTCTGGGATTGCAATGGCCTACGGGCGATATAACGGCTCTAACAACACCATTGCATTTGATAAGGACATCAGTTCCCTTACGGATATTGGCACTGGTCGCCACAACATAAACTTCTCTGTCAGCATTACCAGCACTTACACTTGTTCTGTGGGCGGCGGTGATTCAAGCAATGATGCAGGTCGAATGACAAACCCGTTTGATGGCGGCAATTTTAGTTCTTCATATGTAAGAATTAGAACGTCAACGGGTAGCAGCAGTAAGACAAACGTCGAATACATGAGCCTGTCGGTGTTTAGGTAAATAAATGACTGATTATCGAATAATATATGATGACCCTGACGAGCCAAATGAACCTGTGAAAATCGTCACGCCCGCGCCTAATTGGATGAAAGAGGCAATGGCTGGTAATTTGCCAATCATAAGCATAATGATGGAACTTAAAGATGAAGAAGTTTATGCCGTGGAGAATGGCATACATATGGACGACTTCAAGCACACTCCTGAAAAGGTGGAGGCTCAATTTAGTGGCAAGAGAACAGGGCCATTGACCGAAGAAGAGGCGATTGAGTATCTTTGCCTTAAGGATTTACCGAGAAAGTGCTGGGGCGAAAACCACAACAGACCAATGTTTAAGATAATTAAGCACAGTGATATACCCACAGATAGAACGTTTCGTGACGCATGGGAGATGAATAATGTCTAATTTTGTGAAGCTAGGCGGAACAGAGTATGCCCTAGACGACTACACCGTGCCTGCCGATAAAGCCCTACGAGAAGCGTGGGAAGTAACGTCCGAAACTGCAATCACCGTCAATATGCCAGCGGCGCGGGATATTTGGAGAGAGAAAATTCGTGAAGCGCGTGTGGCGGAGTTTGAGAAACTTGATACTCAATTCATGAAGGCTCTTGAGACATCTACCAGCACGACAGAAATTGTTGCCCAAAAACAAGTGTTGCGTGATGCGCCTAATCACCCTGATATTGAAGCCGCCACAACGCCAGATGAACTGAAAGCGGTTCAGCCAATCCCAAATGTGACTGTTGAATGATGCGTCAGGCTTGGCAGTTTTGGCAAAAAGGGGTGAGTCAAGAATTTATAGACTTGGTGCAGGAGCAGGCCGACAAAGTTAAATGGGCAAGAGCCACAACATTCAGTCAAAATGACAAGGAGAGCCTGTCAAGCACACGCCGAAGCAATGTGAAATGGCTAACTGGGCAGGAGGACATACATAACCTTTTGTGCAATTATGTTTTATCCTCAAACGAACAACTCAATGTGCAAGTGTCGAACAAGTGTGAAATTCAGTTTACACAATATAACAGCGAAGATGAGGGGTTTTACGGATGTCATCACGATATAAATTGGGAAAACCCTGAACCGCATGACCGAAAGATAAGCATCAGCATATTGCTGTCAGACCCATCAGAATTTGACGGCGGGGAGTTGCGGTTTCACGAAGTGACAAACGATGGCATCGAATGGCAAAAAGGCTCAGTTTTATGCTTTCCGTCGTTTTTGCAGCACTCCGTATCACCCGTCACGCGAGGCACACGCAAGTCACTGGTCGCTTGGTTTTCTGGTCCTCGTTGGCGATAATCTCTGGAAATCACCCACAGCCAGTGTTAATATACTAAAAGTCTTATAAGGAGACATGTTATGGAAACTCTTATCACTTGGATTACAGCTATCGTAGCAGCCGCATCGGTGATTGCTAATGTAACTCCGTCTATGCGCGACAATGAGATTCTCGCCAAGATTGATGACTTCATTCAGAAGTTGGCTCTAAATCTTCGCAAGGATAAATAAAATGTCCACGCAGGCGCAGCTTGAGGCACACGAAAGAGAGTGTGCTATGTTCCGTAAACTGGTCGATGCCCAGTTGAAAAACCTTCATTGGCGCATTACTTGGCTGTCGGTTCTTGGTGGCACTATGATGTCTGCAATCTTTGGCACAGTTATTACTATTCTCTTGAAGATGAGTTAGGATGCGTCATGCGCTTGATTGTTGCTGCGCTTTTGCTGGCTGCCACGCCTGTGTTGGCGCAGAATGAGCAGACTGGCGACCTGAACACTAGCAACCTAAATAGCACTGTCAGCAGTAACAACCCGTCAACCTCTACCACAAACAATTACAATGGCGCTGGTGCGGCATCTAACGTCACGCCACCGCCTACCGCTGTGTCGCCTAGCGCACCGTCTGGTGGCTCTGAAAGCTGCCTGATAGGGCGTGGTATGGGTGTGCAGGTCAATGTGCTTGGCTTGTCTATGGGCGGCTACAAGCAGGATGCAGAGTGCAACAGGCGCAGAGACGCAAAAGCCTTGAAAGAGCAGGGCATGTCTATTGCATCTGTGGCTAGGCTGTGTCAATCTCTGGAGACTTGGAAGGCGATGTTTGCTAGTGCAACACCCTGCCCAATATCAGTCAATGGCAAGCTCGTTGTGGGTCGAGCGGCTACCCTTCTTATGAAGCGCGACCCCCTGACTTTCATACCTGATTACAAAAAACGTAAATCATACTATGAC